TTTTTGGATGGTTAAGAATATTACTGGTACTTTTTCATCACCAAGGGTTAGTTCTAAATCTGTATCAAGAAATTCTTTAAACTCTCTATCCATATCTTCATAACCCACACCCCTAGGTAAGAACGTACCTTTTTCATCGATATCATCAAGAAGCTCTTGTCTTCTTTCAACACCAACCTTTTGGTTACTTAACTTTATTTTCTTTATAAATCCTTTTGGCATAATTTAATTTTTATTTAGATGTAAATTCATCTTCATCCACTGGTGCACAAGAAACACTTCTAAAAGCACCTTTATAACCCATTATTGTATGTTCATTATCAAAGAACTTAATACCATCATTAACAACTGAGAAAAATCTAACCTCTGTTTCGGTTACTGGATAACCAATATAATCACCATAGTTCAACTCAACATCTAACTCTGCTAATTGTGCTTCATATATTTCAAATTCTAATTTACCATCTTGTAGATATCTACCCATACCTTTTGAATATGTTTTACTTTCTGGTTCATTCATATTTGGTATTACCCTTAACTCTACTGGTGGTAAGAATTTAATATTATCTTTACTTGCCTCACCATATAGGTCATCTGAACCAGTCATGATTCTATCCACTCTATATAGTATTAAAACAAAATTACCGTCACCCTCAAGTGCTTCTCTTCCCATCTCAATTTCAAGATTAAAATCTTCTTGGGAAAACCACTTGGTAATTCTATTTATTGGTATTCTTTTTGGTGTTGCCATTGTTTTTTTATATAAATATTTGGAAATTAGTAAATACCCAATAACTCTTGACTTTTTAATTAAAAAGGACTATATTTATTCATATGAATAAAATAAATTTAGATGATATTGGTAGTTTAAAGGCAGTAAAAAAACTTAGAGAATATAAGGGTATTAACCCATATATTAAAAAGTTAAAAATTACCCTTGAAGAAAAGGGTAAAATAAGCTTAACTTCTGCTCAAAGCAAATATATACTTGATAATTATCAACGAGAACCAGATTTAATTAATAGGGTTATTGAGATAAGTGAATACCTGGGTGAAGAACTTAAAAAAGCGAATAAATTACCATTCGTACCTAAAAGAATTAAGTTCGAGTACATCCTTGGTGAAAATGATAAGACATTTCATGTATATGGAAAACTTACTCAAAAACAAAAGAAATCTGGGATGTACTTCATCCCCAAAACACAAGTTATTGATGACCCATATTTTGAAGAAATAGATATTGATTTCGATTTTGATAAATATGAGGCATTAGATACCTTTGTTAATAGCGAAGGTGTGGTTGGTAGAAAATTCTATGACCTACAAAAAACTGGTATTAAGTTCCTATCTACCAGAGATGGGTGTATGTTAGCAGATGATATGGGGCTTGGAAAGAGTCTACAAGCCATTGTTGCTGCATTAGAATCTGGTGCTAAGAAAATACTCATAGTGTGTCCAGCTTCTGTTAAGATAAACTGGGAACGTGAGATTAACTACTTCCAATGTAATGATGTTAATATTATTGATAATAGAGAGTGGAAAACTGCTAAGTTTACTATCATTAATTTTGATATATTAAAGAACTTTCATGCATTACCATCTAAGGTATTGGAGAAGAAATATATTCGTAAAAGTGAACAACCCTTATTATCTTCTAACTTTGACCTTTGTATAATTGATGAGGCACATAAATTAAAGAATAAAGATAGTAAACGTGGTGCTATCATGGCTGAGGTTTGTAAAGAAATTAAAAAGGTTTGGTTATTAACTGGTACACCAGTTGCTAATAGACCAATGGATTTTTATAACCTTCTTAAATTAATTAAAGCACCAATCACAAAGAATTGGATGTTTTATGCTAAAAGATATTGTGAGGGTAGACAAATAACCACCACCAATCCACGCACAAAACAAAAGAGAAGAATATGGTTAACCAATGGTGCATCTAACTTACCAGAATTAGCTAGGAAGGTTAAACATACATATATTAGAAGACTTAAAGATGAGATTAAGGATATGCCAGATAAGATTATCACACCAACGTTTCATAAATTTGATGCAAATCAACTTAAAGAATATAATTCATTGTGGGATGAATACCTAATAGAACGTGCTGAAAAGAAAAAAAGAGGTGAACCAGAAAGAGCATTGGTTGAATTAGGTCTTCTTAGAAAATTTGTTGCAATGGAAGCAATTCCAGAAACAATTAAGATGGCCGAAGATATCATCGAACAAGGTCATAAGGTGATTATATTCACCAACTTTACAGATGAATTATTAGACTTAAGCGAACACTTTGCGAAAAATAGTGTTATACATTATGGTGGTATGAGTAATGCAGAAAAACAAAAATCTGTAGATGATTTCCAAAATAATAAAAGAACTAAAGTATTTATTGGTAACATACTATCTGCGGGTGTTGGTATCACACTTACTGCTGGTACATATGTTATCTTTAACTCGTTTGATTGGGTACCTGGTAATAATGCACAAGCAGAAGATAGACCATATAGATTGGGTCAAAAGAATAATGTGAATGTATATTACCAACTATTTGAAAATAGTGTGTCTACAAAGATGTGGAATATAATTCATAGAAAAAAAGAAATCATTGCAACCATTATGAGTGAAGAAAATGTTACTGAAGAGGGTGCTTTAGGTATAATAGTTGATAAAATAATAGAAGATGAGTAAAGTACGAGTATATGGTTTTGTGGGTTGCAAGTATTGTGACGAACTAATTGGGTATTATAACGAAAATAATGTCCAATTTGATTATATTGATATTAACCTAAAAGAAAATGAAGAAGAAACAAAGGTGGTTATGAAAATGGGTGAAACCGACAGTGTACCCATTATCTTAGTCAGTAAGAGAGTGTTATCACCAGAAAATAGTTTTAAGTCTATTAGAGAAGCTTATCTCCTAACCAATAAATTACTATCACAATAATGTGAATTATTCTATTTTTTTTAATATTTATATAAAAAAAGAATAGTGGACATGCCAAATTCAACAACAGACAATACCATCATTAAATTAAAACTAGTAACGTTCATCAGTGTTATTATTGCTATTGTAATAGCAACATCTGGTGCTACGGCATTTATGATTGAAGGTACTAACAGAGACAATAAAATTGATTATGTTAATAATAGGGCTAAACGATTGGCTGATAACGCAAAAGAAGAAGCTTTATATACCATGAGATATGAAGATTTACTATTTAGATATAATGAATTAAAGAAAAAATGTGATTAAGATATGGTGTATATAAAATTTATACTAGGACAATTAAAATTATTTGGAATGATTATATTAGCATTCTTTATGTTTCCATTTATAACATACCCTAGAAGAAAAGAAATATGGAACATGAAAGACCTACCACTTAAAAAATGGTATTGGAAATATTCAGATACCTCAGAGGGTTGGGGAACTGAAGAACAAAACTATCTTAACTCAACATATGGTGTCTATGAACTTGTTAAAAAAAGAGATGAGAATGGGGATTGGCAAGCTGATTATGAAAGATTTGGGACATTTAGTAAAATAAGAAAATGGTTCATAGCTTATCATTGGTTAGTATTTAGAAATGGGTGTTGGAATTATATCATTACTAACAAACCAAAACAAGGTGAATGGGAAAATGTAGTATGTAAAACCAATACTGGTGATGGTGGATGTACCACTTGGAGAACTAAAGTAAACTTTGGTAAACAATCAGTTACTTGGGAAGTTGATGGTGAAGAACAATTTAGGTATTCTTTCACTAAAAAAGCGAAATGGTACAACATACAAAGATTTTTAGCATTCTTTTTTAATTTATTTACACTAAAAATAGTGTGGCATAAATACTATAATTTTATGTGGGGAATGTCTAATGATAGATATTTGGTAAAAACAAGAACATTTAAAAACCTAGAAACGGGTGCTAAAAAAATAGGTCGTAAAACGGGTCTTTGTATTCTTAAAAATGAATATACTGGGTGTGATACTGAAGAATATTACATTGGTTATCAATTCTCATCAAAAGAAACATCTAAACCTGGAACATACGTTGGTAACTTCACATTAACCTTCTTAGATGGTAGTGGAGAACTAATCGTACCAATTCGTGAAGAGCTATATATCCATGTCTTAGATGGGTCTATTAAAAAATAATTACACATAATTAGTTGATTACTAAATAAAAAAGAACTTACTTTGTCGTAAACTATAACTAAACATGGCAGAGAATATTGTAAATTTTGATGAAATCGTTGATTTCTTAGAGGGTCGAGACCCACAAAAATACATTGTTAGCGTTGAAGCTACCTATGCGGATAAGGAGGTTACACTTGTAATTAATGACCCGTCTAAAAACAAAAAAGAAATTATAAAAGATAAAAACTATAAGCCTTTTCTTTGGCTTAAGTCTGAGGTATCTAATATGTTATATGATGGTAGTAGAAGTAAAACGGCTGCTGCAATGGAAAGATATGGTGTTTCAATAAGACCACTTAAAACTTCAATTGGTGATGAAGTAGCACCAGAAAGACTCGAAAAGGGTTATACATATATTGCCGAAAGTAAACAAAATTATGCAACACTTCTTCATTTCTTCAAAAACGGTGGTGTTGATGTTTGGGGTGAAGATACAAGAAAATTATTCGTAGCATTTAACCCAGTAGAACAATACTTAATGCAAACTGGTAAACGTTTATTTAAAGGATTTGATGATTATAATGAAATCCATCGTTTTCAAT